TGAAGTTACTTATTCTATTAACTCATTATCAGGATCCCAGGTAGATACAGCACAAGGAAGCCCTGTTAAAGGCACACCTGTTGATTCCTCAGAATTTGACAAATATGACGAATTACCAGGAACTTTAAAATTATCAAAATATTTTTACCTAAAAGATGTATCTACAAATACATCTGCTACATCTGCTGGAGTTCGGCCGCAAAATGGGTTAACAAGCGCACAAATTGTAAGTAATTTAAAATACTTAGCAGTAAATGCGTTGGATCCAATTAAAGACAAATATCCAGATATGGCAATTACCAGCGGATTCAGAGCGGGCAATTCTAAATCAGATCATAATTATGGTCAAGCAGTAGATTTACAATTTAGGGGACATTCATATTCTGATTATTATGAGATTGCAGAATGGATAAAGAATAATACTCCGTATAAACAAGTATTATTAGAATATGCATCTAGACCATCTGGAACTATTGCATGGATTCATCTAGCATCTGCACAAAATGGGTCAAAATCTCAAATGCCTTTTGGAACTTTAGCAAATCACAGCACTGCTTCACCGGGCCGGCCAAATGCATTTGTTAAATTGCTGTAATAAATAAAGATGTTATTTATTATTTCCTTCATCTAGCAACAAAATATAATAAATATAAAAATGGATACTACATACAGAAACGTAAGACGCTACACAGATATCAATCTGATGTTCTCCCCTCACCCATATACTAAGGATATACTTACTAGAAAAAATGTGGATGCGGTGAAGGCGTCTATACAAAATCTTATATTGACTAAAAATTATGAAAGACCATTTCACCCTGAAATTGGATGCCAAGTATCATCTTTGATGTTTGAAAATAACGGGCCGTCTACATTAGTTGCTATCGAAAGATCTGTTAGAAATGTGATAGAAAAGTTTGAACCAAGGGCAAATATAATAGATGTACGAATTGATGATAGAACAGATGCTAACGCAATAGATATAGAAGTAATATTTGTGCTTAATAATGTAGCTTTGCCGGTAACAGTAACAACAACAATTAATAGAGTAAGATAATGGCAAATTTAAGAATAGCGGAATTAGATTTTGATACTATAAAATCTAATCTAAAAGATTACCTTAAAAATTATACAGATGACGATGGTTCGCCATATTTTACCGACTTTGATTTTGAGGGATCTGGTATATCAATTCTACTAGATATGCTGTCATATAATACTCATTACAATGCTTATCTTGCAAGTATGGTTATTAATGATATGTTCTTAGATTCTGCGGTAAAGCGTAGTTCTGCAGTTTCACTTGCTAAACATTTAGGATATACTCCAGTATCTGCTAGAGGAGCTCGTGCAGATGTAACCTTTAGCGTCTCAGGGTTTACAACTCTTCCTAATTTCTTAACATTAGAAAAATATACGCCCTTCACTACGACAATTAATGATACAAACTTAACATTTGTTAACTTAGAAGCGAAAACAATACAGCCGGTTAGCGGTGTTTACACCTTCAGTGATATTCAGTTAGTAGAAGGTATACCACTACAATATAACTTTGTAGCTGACACTCCAGGCCCAGCTGAAAAATATGTAATTCCAAATGAAAATTTAGATACATCTACCTTGTATGTTGTAGTGCAAAATTCTACAACAGATACGACACAAACAGTATACAGATTAGCCGAAGATACTTTAGATTTAGACGGAGAGTCAACAGTATTCTTCCTTGAAGAAAATTCAATGGGTATGTATCAAATTTATTTTGGAGATGGCGTTTTAGGTAAAAAATTATCTAGAAATAATTTAATCATTATAAATTACTTAATTACCAATGGTGAGATTGGTAATGTTGCAGGTACCTTATCCCAACAATTTAGTTGCGGTGCAACTATCGGCGGCGGAACTGTGCCCGGCACAATAGTGGCTAATTCTAATTCTAGAGGCGGGCTTGCCAAAGAAGATATAAACAGTATAAAATTTAGAGCTCCTAAATTTGCATCTTCATCTAATAGAGCAGTTAGCAGCGCAGATTACAAAGCACTAATTGAAAAGAATTATCCGCTAATTCAATCAGTATCTGTTTGGGGAGGTGAAGAAAACGATCCTCCTAAATACGGCAAGGTTATGATTTCGTTAAACCCATATGATGGATATGAAATTACAGAAAGCACAAAAAATGACATTAAGACAGTGGTGCTTCAAAATAAATCAGTGATGTCTATAATGCCTGAGTTTGTTGTGCCTGATTATTTCTATATAAATTTATCGATAAATGTAAAATATCAGAGCACAAAAACTGCATTAACATCTTCAAATATACAAAACTTAGTTATTTCAGAAGTTCAAAATTACTTTAGTACGTATTTACAACAATTTGATAACGATTTTGTGTTCTCAAAATTGTCAAAAAATATCGACGACATCGGAGATTATATTGTCGGTAATTTAATGACAGTAAAATTGCAGAAAAGAATTAAACCAATTTTAAATAGCTTATTAAATATTTACCTAAACGATGACGCTATAATGTTTAAAAACGGCATAGTTCCTGGAAGTGTATCTTCAACCAATTTTATAATATACAAAACCAACAGCCCTCTATTAGTTTCAATAAGAGATATTCCTAACGATTCCGTCCCTAACAATAAAGGGAAAGGCACATTAAGAATAATTAACGCACAAACGAATGCTTTAGTTGAAGATTCTTACGGTACTGTTGATTATGGCACAGGCGAAATTGCAATTAATAATTTAAATTTTATTGGGTACCCCGAAGACGTAAAAGATATTAGAATTACCGCAACTGTTCAAGATGAATATCTTGATGTGACTGTTAGTAAAAATCAAATTATTTTATTAGACGATAGTACTTTGAGTGTTGCATCAAATAGATTTTCAGGGCTTACAGTTAATGTAATTGCAGTATGAGCAGAATAAGAGAAAAATTATCTAGAATTTTTGAATCTCAACTGCCCGAATTTATTCGAGCAGGGGAGTTAAATACTCAAATTATTCGCCAAGTAACTACAACAGCATCTTCAAAAAAAGTTACTGTCAATGATACCACGGATATTATAGCAGGCGACAAATTACAACATCCTGCTATCACAAATACTGTTTATGTTGTAAAGATTTTATCAAGTACCCAGCTTGAAGTAAGTACTGCAGTTTTAGTATCGCTATCAAATCAAACCGTAAAATTTCTTAGAGCAGATAGTACATCTACATTTGTTAAATTTATAGAAGCATATTATAAATTTTTAGAGCAGGACAAATATCCTCAAGAAATTTTACAAAACTCAAAACAATATGGTGATAGTGAAACCACCATCGATGAGTTAATTGAGTCTTTCTTTAAAAGCTACGGAAACGATATACCTAGAAATATTGTTACGGATAAAAGATCTTTTATACGTCATTTTAGAGACATATACAAAACAAAAGGCACAGAAGAAGCATACAAATTGCTTTTCCGTATAATGTTTAATTCTTCTGCGGAATTTTTCTATCCCGATACAGTTATATTAAAAACTTCTGACGGACAATGGAAAAGTGATTACACTATAAAGGTGATACCTACATCATTCAGCGATAATCCTTTTAATTTTATAAACACCAAAATAACAGGTAAAAAATCTGGTGCAACTGCGGTTGTTAACAATGTATTAAAATTTGTAGATAACAATATTGAAGTATATGAGTTATATTTGGAAAATATCCAAGGTAATTTTATTCAAGAAAATATAACAGCTACGAAAAAATTAACTGCAAATACTAGTTTATCTGTTTCCGCAGAAATAGATTTGCAGTTAATTAAGATTGACGTTATAGATGGCGCTGCAGGATATCGAGCGGATACATTAATTAACGCATACGGTGGATCTGTTTTACGAATAAAAGATGTTGATACTACCGGCAAAATAAAAAATGTAAGGATTGTAAATTCCAGTTTATATGGGGCAACCAGTTCTTCAGTTGTTTCTGCAAACGGTGTAATTGCGCCAATTTTTACCCCTGCCCCTACTTTAAGTTTAACAGGAAATGTTATTCTACTTAGTAACATAGGGCAATATGTTTCAAATGTAGCACATGGATTAACAAAAGGAAATTATGCAAATATTTCTTTTGCTGCTTATCCCGGAGTACCCCAACAGCAAATAACGGTATCTTCAGTATTGGATAGTAAGAGATTTATTTTTAATTACTATCTATCAAATATTGCATCAAATGTAAGGACAGAATTAGTATCTACTTTAAGTTATACGCAACCTGCAGTATTATTTGCAAATGTTGATGTTTTAAAAAGGTCTGAAGGATATTGGGTAAACAGTCAAGGAAAATTATCAGAACTAAACTACATTCAAGGGCCTGCAGTTAATAGTGAAGATAGAACAAAGATATTATACCAACCATATTCATATGTGGTAAAGAGTGATATATCCATAACAGATTGGAAACCTGCAACAAATGATCTTATACATCCTGCAGGAATGGCAGTATTTGGTGAGATTGATATTAATAGAGATATATCGGCCAATGCCGAAGCAAACATACAGGCGGAGGTATGGGACTATTATGGGTTAACTGCAGATTCCAATTTAGCAATTTTCAACGCATCGTCTTCTAGATATACGAATAGCAGGGTTGCAAATCTGTCACTAACTACAGATCAGGTCTTTGTAATATTTGGTTATCTGTAATAAATAATAAAATAAATGGGAAATATTAATGGCACAGATTGTTACAAACAATTTTAGCATTCAAAATGCGTCAAACTTTATAAGTAGTTATCAAAATAATTACTATTTGGTTATAGGTCGTCCTCAACAATGGCTAACCGAACCAACCGCACCTTCACCTGTAAATTTAACAAATCAAGATTTTGTATATTGGGCAGATGCGATTGCTGCAAAAAGAATTGTATTATCTAGTATAAAACAAGTAATCAAGAGGACTGATTATGCTTCTGGCGTAGTTTATACTCAATATGATCATACTCAAGCAAATCTTTATTCGACTAATTTCTGTGTTTTAACATTGCCCGAATATAACGTATACAAGTGTATATCCAATAACTTTGGCTCTATATCCACAGCAAAACCTTCCGGCAAATCAACATCCATAGTACAAACAGCCGATGGATACAGATGGAAATACATGTATTCTTTAACGGATGCAGATTTGTTAAAGTTTTTAACCACTAATTACATGGCAATAAATGTAAATGATGATGTGGTTAGTACTGCAGTGCCAGGTACAATTGATAGTATCGTAATTACAAATCAAGGTGTCGGGTATGCTTCTAATGTGACTTCGAATATTTTTGGAACAGGTGCGCAAGCTATTGTGTCAAACATATCCATAAATAGTTCAGGTAGTTTAACAAGTATGACTATTAACCCAGCATACACTGGAAGAAATTATACTTTTGCAAATGTTTCGATTGATAGAAATGGGTCAAATGGTGTAAATGCTGCGGCCTATGCGGTTATAAGTCCCGTAAACGGACATGGATCTGACCCATTATATGAGTTAGGCGCAAAATATGTCATGATAAATAGTAGATTGGATTATGCAGAAGGTGGCGGTGATTTTCCAGTTGTTAATGATTACAGAAGAATTGCAATAGTTAAAGACCCCGTATCAAATACAACCGGCAATATTGCTACAGAAATAACATTAGACTGCACCAGCACTTTAATTTTAGCAAATGCATCTAGTAATTTTACTCTAGACGAAATTATAATAGGCAACACAACTAACGCTAATGCATTAGTTGTAAGTTCAAATATTATTGGTGATAATACATATATTAGATATATTGCCCCTGAAAATTTAAAATTTGGAAATCTTATATTTTCAGTAGGTGAAAGTATATCAGGCAATACTTCATTAACAACAGCTCAGATTATAGGTAAGTCATCCCCCGAAGTGGTGTTGAATACTGGCAAATTTTTATATGTTGAAAATCGTAGTAAAATAACAAGACAATCTGATCAAGCAGAGAATATTCACATAGTTATAGAATTTTAATTCTAGGAATAAAAAAATGAGTGTAAATTTAACATCCAGCCCTTATTATGACGATTTTGACAGTACAAAGAATTTTTATAGGATTCTTTTTAAGCCGGGCGTACCTGTTCAGTCTAGAGAATTAACGCAAATTCAATCTATCATACAGAATCAAATTAAATCTTTTGCCAGTCACATTTTTGTAGATGGTACCAGAGCATCAAAAGAAGATCCGAGTGCAATAACAATAACAAATGTTAAACATAAATCACTTAAATTAACAGGGTTGAACATTGCAAATATTACTGATTATTTGGGGAAATACGTAACAGGTGCAACATCAAACACTTATGGAAAAGTTGAATTTACTTTTAATGCCGATAGTCCCACGATAGGTGATCCGCCTACTGTGGTATTTAGACCACTAAAAGGAACCGGTGAATTTTTATCAGGGGAAACTTTATATTTTTATTCTAATATAGATTCTGCCGAAGTAAAATCTAACATTTTTGTTGGCACAGAAACATTAGTTTCGGATTTATTTATTTCAACTACCGGAACAATAGATGAATATTCGGAAACAATTACTGGATTAGTTACATCTGCCTCGATAAAAGTAGGAGATGAATTATTTGCAGTTAACGGAGATGTTACACCGTCTTTGTATGTAATTGAAGTTGTATCCGCAACAAGTATACGATTAAATGAAAATATTGGAATAACCGATACCAATGCTAATTTACAATTTGTAAGAAGAGCATCTAGTACTACTGGCGTATTACACGCATCTGCAGGTATTTACTATAAAAATGGATTCTTTATAAATGTAGCGGAACAATCAATTGTTCCTCAAAAATATACGCCATATGCGGATAAAAAATCTGTGATCTATAGGTACGATGAATCTACTGTAACTTATAATGATGATTCAAGTTTATTAGATCCTGCGTTTGGTAGTTCAAACTATCTTGCGCCTGGCGCGGATAGATTAAAAATTACCTTAACATTAGACACTGTAGATTTGGATAGTTTTCTTAAAGCTGATGTAACTGATAATTTTATTGAGCTTGCAAGATTTATTGACGGCAAAACTTTATTAAATTATTCAGCGGTTGATACTACATATTCTGCTCTTTCAGATAAACTAGCGGAAAGAACATATGATGAATCTGGTAACTATAGTATAGAACCTTTTGTATTAACTCCGGCAGGAACAACCACCTCGGGGGCAAATAATAGATTTTTCGTTAGTAAAGGAAAAGCATATATAGGCGGATATCAGATTAAAACATCTGATGTAACTGAATTATTGGTTCCAAAGGCAAGAGATTTTGAAACTCTTTTAGAAACAGATGTTAATACATATTTTGGCAAATATACTTTAATAAATTCTCCGTATTTTGGGTTATATGATCCTCAACAATTTACATTAAAATATTATTGGGAAGTCCACAATACTACTGATAGGCTTGCAATGGATGCATCCACAATAGTGGGGTATGTGTCTCCAAAATTTATAAAGTATGAGTCTGGTGCAGGTGATACCGCAGTATACAAATTTTATTGGTTTAATTATGAGCACGTAAGTACAACTTCAAATGTAGATTCAATTAGATCAATTATAAGTGTTGAAAATAGTTATTCTACACTTGGCGGTAATGATGGAACATATGCTAATCCTCTTTTCTTTGCAAATATTGCTTCTAACGCAGGTGCAATAGTTGATAATAAAATTAGATTTTTTGAAGGGGAAAAACCTAGTAGATATATTTTTCCAATAAACAAATCATTTGTAAAAGATGTTACTAACATAAACACGGTATACCAAAAATTATATTCAAATGTTTCCATGACGGGTGGTGTTGCTACTATCACAACATCGTCTCCCAATAAGTTTGTTGGTACTGGCGGAACAACGTTATCTAAATATTTTTCTCAACAGTATTATACTATAGTAGTTAAAGAAAAAATAGATACAACCACAGGCATCCCAAATTACTTTACAGGAGTATATGTAGATTCTTCTGCTTTGTCATTTGATTTAGATGCAAACAAAACCAATATGACTATTTCATATGCTAATAATTCGGTAATTGCAAAATTAGACATTGTAGCAACTTTACAAAATAATGAAGAAACAATAAGAACAAAAACATTAGTTCAAAATGCTCCTTTACTTGCAAATATTAATTCTTCCGGATGGGTTAATTTATTAGTTCCCGACATTACTGCATTAAAGGCCGTTTATAAATTTAATACTCCGGCATATCCTACAGATTGGGCCGGCCAGTATACTCCTGGTAACACGTATACTACAGGAAAAATTGTTACGAACGATAATAAAGCATATCGAGCACTTGTGACCACTAATCAAGGTTTAAGTAATACAAATTCTTGGGCAAAAATTACGCCTGAACCATTACTATTATATAGCTTAGATGACGGCCAACGAGATTTTGTTTATGATTGGGGAAGAATAAAGTATTTAGGGCAAAATGCGGCAAATGTAGGCTACGTAGTTGCGATTGTGGATTATTTTACCCACGGAGGCGGCACAGGCCCGTTTACAGTAAATTCTTATGCAAATTCATTATATTCTACTATACCAACATATAAATCTATTGAGGATGCCTCAACTTTTAATTTGCGAGATTGCTTAGATTTTAGACCAGCAAGAATTGCATATGATGCAGCAGTAGGCGATTCATTTACAACAACTATTGTTTCTAGACCTGATCCGTTTACCGTGCCA